ACACAATAATAGATTTAGAAGGCAAAATTTTAGTTAAAAGTTATGAAGAAAAAAAAAGTAAGACAATATAGAAGTGCTCAGGGCAGACCACCAAGACAAAGAGAAACAAACAACAAAATGTTAGGTTGGTCTTTAATAGGTTTAATAATAACTATTATATTTATTTTAATTACTAAAAAATGATTTTATTAATAGATGCAGACAGCTTAATTTTTGCGAGTTGTTACAGATCAAAAAACGATATAAACTACGAGTTTTATCCTGATAATTTTTACACAGATATAAAAGATGCAATCAATAAATTTGATGAGCAGTACATGAAGATAATAAATGATTTAGAAGAATTGTATCATATAGAAGCTGTGGTTACTTTTAATGGATCAAAGGGAAACTTTAGAAAACAAATAACTCCAACATATAAAGCAAACAGAAAAAAACAAATCCTTCCACCTTTATTACATCCAATGCACGACTATGTAAAGGAAAAATATCAAAGCAAGTTCTGTTATGGAAAAGAAACAGATGATCTTGTTGCAGCATATTGGAAAAGATTGTCAGATGAGTTTGGCAGGGATCAAGTTATGATTGTAAGCATAGATAAAGATTACAAACAGTTTCCATGTTTGATTTATAATTATCATCATAAACACAAAGTGATATTAGATATTAGCGAATCAGATGCACTTTATAATTTTTATGAGCAGATGATAGTTGGAGATTCAGCTGACAATGTCAACTACTTTAAAGGCAAAGGTGTTAAATTTGCAGAAAAATATTTATCTGATTGCATCACAAAATATCAGTATACCAAAAAATTATATGAATTATTTAAACAAGAATATAAAGGAAAAGCAAAATTAAAATATATTGAATGCTACAACCTTTTAAAATTAAGAACATGAATGAAAATTTAAAACCAATTCAGATTGCAAAAAAAATAATAAAACTATCTGGAGTTGATATATTTGAAAATAACAGAAGAAAAAACCAAATTGAATTCAGGTCGTTGCTTTGTTATTTATTAAGAGAAAAATTAAACATGAGGTGGACTTATATTGCAAAGTTTTTTTCTGATAATAATAAAACCATGACTCATGCAACTTGTATGCACGCTGTTAGAAATTATAAAATGTATAAAAAAACAAATAAAAAACTTGATGAAATAGAAAAGCTATTTACTTTTAAAAGCAAATTAAATATTGATGAAATTGACAGGGTGCATTATTTAGAAAATAAATGTAAATTATTAGAGAGTAAATATCAAAGTCCTTTATATGAAATGATTAGGAATATTCCTGAAGATAAAGAAACAGAAGCAATTGAAAGGATTGGTTTAATGTTAGAGGGTTGGAACTGGAAAAATAAAATATAAAAATCGTTATAATAATATGAAAGCTGAGAAAGTAAAAGTTTATAAAGTCAAAACAAATCCTGACAATCCAAGATTAATAAAAGACAGAAAGTTTAAAAAATTAGTAAAATCAATTAAAGATTTTCCTGAAATGCTAAAAATTAGACCTATTGTTGTTGATGAGAATAATATTATTCTTGGTGGGAATATGAGATATAAGGCTTGCATTGAAGCAGGTCTAAAAGAAATATATATAATTCAGGCTAAGGATTTAAATGAGGATCAGAAAAAAGAATTTATAATAAAAGACAATGTTGGCTTTGGAGAATGGGACTGGGACATTATTGCAAACGACTGGGACTTGGGAAAACTTAATGATTGGGGACTTGATCTGCCTGAGTTTGATAGTCCCTTAGAGGCTGAGCAAGATGATTATGAAGAGCCTGAAGATATTGAAGTTGATGTTGTTCTTGGCGACCTTATAGAAATAGGAGATCACAGATTATTATGTGGAGACAGCACAGATTCAGACCAGGTAGATAAATTGATGAATAATAAAAAAACTCAAATTGTTTTTACTGATCCACCTTATAATGTAAGTTATGGAAAACACAAAAACCCAAGATATAAAACAAGAGAAATTTTAAATGATAGTATGAGCACAGATAATTTTAAAACTTTTCTTAATGATATATTTAGCAATATGGCATTAGTTTCTGATAAAGGCTGCATGGTTTATATTTGTATGTCAGCACAGGAATGGGGAAACACAATGCTTGCTTTAAAAGAAAATAACTATCATTGGAGTTCTACAATTATATGGGTTAAAGATCAGCTTGTATTATCTAGAAAAGATTATCATACTCAATATGAGCCTTTATGGTATGGTTGGCTTGGAGATGATTCTAGGATTTGTAAATTAGATGATAGAAAACAAAGTGATGTGTGGGAAATACCAAGACCAAAAAGAAGCGAGTTGCATCCAACAACTAAACCAATTGAACTTGTTTCAAGAGCTTTAAAAAATAGCTCAAAAGAAAAAAACATTGTTTTAGATTTATTTTTAGGTAGTGGATCAACAATGGTTGCAGCTCATCAATTAAACAGAAAATGTTATGGAATGGAACTTGATCCTAGATATTGTCAAGTGATCATGGATAGAATGAAACAGCTTGATCCACAGATAGAAATTAAAATAAATGGTAAAAAATATGGACAAAAGTAGACACATAAAAAAAGAGTCAATGTTAAAAGCATTAGAGAAGAGTTTGGGCATAGTCACAGTTGCCTGCAAGAACTCAGATGTTCCAAGAAGTACATTTTATAAATGGTTAAATGAAGATGAGCAATTTGCAAAGCAAGTTAAAGACATAGAAAATATTGCACTTGATTTTGCTGAAAGTCAACTGCACAAACAAATATCAGAGAACTCAACCTCAGCAACAATATTCTATCTTAAGACAAAGGGAAAGGGCAGAGGGTATATTGAAAGACAGGAAATCACAGGAGCAGATGGAATGCCTACTAACTTCCAAATTGAGATAATTGATAAAACAGAAGATACAGACTAATATTGTTTATAAGCATCTTGAAAAAAGTAACTCAAAAATAATTGTTGAACAGGGAGGTACTAGATCAGGAAAAACTTATAATATTTTACTTTATATTATATTTAATTATTGCACTCAAAACTCAGGCAAGATTGTCACTATCTGCAGGAAAACATTTCCAAGTTTAAGAGCCACAGTTTTAAGAGACTTTTTACATATATTAAGAGAGCAACAACTTTACAGAGAGGAGCTTCACAATAAAAGTAATTCAGAGTACCATTTGTTTGGCAACTTAGTTGAGTTCACATCTTTGGATCAATCACAAAAAATCAGAGGTCGTAAAAGAGATTTATTATTTATCAATGAAGCGAATGAGTTATATTGGGAGGACTGGCAGCAGCTTATTTTCAGAACTCAAGAAAAAATTATAATTGACTTTAACCCATCTGATGAGTACCATTGGATTTATGACAAAGTAATTCCAAGAGAAGATTGTCAGTTTTTTAAAACCACATATTTAGACAACCCTTTTTTAGAAGATAGTATAAAAGAGGAGATTGAAAGGCTGAGAGAAACTGATGAACAATACTGGCAGATATATGGACTAGGAGAAAGATCAAGTTCAAGAAGGACAATATTTAGATATGTTGAGGTTAATGAAGTACCAGGTCATGCTAAGCTGATTGCTTATGGAATGGACTTTGGCTACACTCACGATCCTACAACTTTGGTTTCTGTTTATACCCATGAACACAATCTTTATGTGCATGAGCATTTATATAGAACTCAAATGACCACCACAGATATTCATCAGTTTTTAAAATCAGAAAATTTGACCTCGCATCCTATCTATGCTGATTCTGCTGAGCCACGCTTAATTTCTGAGCTGCGTAAAATGGGACATAATATTCATGCAAGTATAAAGGGCAGAGATTCTGTAAATGCAGGAATTGATTTGTTAAAAAGATATAAGATTCATATTACAAGCAAATCAAATAATGCAATTCAAGAGTTTAGAAACTATAAATGGAAAGAGGACAAATCAGGCAAACTTATAAATGTGGCTGAGGACTTGCATAACCATATCATTGATCCATGCAGATATGCGACCTACTCAATATTATCAAGACCTAACTTTGGAAAATATA